ATAAAGAGGGGGGGTACGTTTGGCGTACCCCTCCCCCCCTATCGATGTGTCATTCCCTTGTCACCTTTGCCAACATTCCGTTTGGATTTATTTCGATCAAACGATCGATAGCATCCTCTCGGTCGGCTGCTTGGTCCACATCACTCAACTGATCAGATGAGATCGTGAGCCTAGCTAGGAGGCCGGGTGTGTTATAACCATGAACCATGTCCCAGTTGAACCACTGATCATACTCATCGAAAGGATCGAAAGGATTATCGTATGTAGTTATCATGCTAACCACATCATCCCTCCTTAATTGAGTTCTTCAGTGTGGTAAGCGATACACCAAGAGCTTGAGCTACCTCTGCCTGAGTGTACTTACCAGATGCTAGGAGACCCTTAGCTCTAGTAAGATTACCTCCACCCATCTTAAGAGTTTGTCTGGGGGTAGCTAGCTTCTTGACTGTATCCAGATCAGCATTGTCCAAGATGGTCTTTAGTTTACTAGGGCTAATTGCTCTAGCCTGAATCGCTGACCATTCGTCTGGTGTGATGTCGATCTGTGTTCTCTCAGCACCCGTTCTAGACCTGGCCTGTTGCAGGGCCTGGAATCGTACCCGTTTGATCTGGGACTCATCCATATCGGGGTAGTCTGCCTTCTTCGCCGCTAAAGTTTCGTTTGCGTAGACCTGAGCCTGTCTCTCCAAAGGTCTATTACGAATAGCTTCATTCAGTTTGCTATTCAGCGACTTTACTTGTGTGTCAAAGGCTTTTGCTTGGACAGGATCTGCTTTGTCAAACTTGACATTGACAGATTCCTTCCTAGCAAGATTTGCAAGGTCTTTCATACGGTTGCTATGTTCAGCATAGACAGCTTCAATCTTCGTACCAGGGGCATCCTTGCTACCACCTGATGTCAGCTTGAAGGCATCTGGTTCTTCTGCCAACTTCGTTGATCGTTGCTTAGGCGATCGCACCTTGCCACTAGCGTCAACAAAGTCCTCACCCTTAGGTACAAAGACCTTTTTCCCTGTGAGAGGGTCAATAGGTCCACCTTGGGATTGAGGCCGTTCCTTCCTAGCCCTGACGAACTCAGGAGATCCTGCCCTAGAGATCAGTGTTGAAGACCCACCTGGTGCAAGACCCGCTCTCTTGGGTTGGAACTCTTGCTGAAGTGCACGAATAGCATTCGCTTCTTCAGACCTCTTGTAATCAAGATGATGCTTCTCGGCATCGATAACAACCATGGAGTGCTTGACAGCACGAGCGATCTTGTCGTCAGATGCTCCACGAATCGTCATGTCAGTGATCAGGTTAGAGATACTACCCATCTTCTGTTGCTTGTTGTTGGGTTGTGGTCCCTTAGGCCCGTACTCGACCTTACCTGTATCAGCGTGATAGATGCCACCATCAATCGTCTTCATTCCGTCATATGGTTTGTACTCTGATTGAGGATCGAAATCTGCAAGATCCTCAAGGGGTTTCTTGTTCTTGATCAGAGTTCCTGCTTGCTGAGGGATGACGATGACTGAGTCACCATCAAAGTCAGCACCAGAAAGCTGTTTCGCCACATTAGGATGAATACCGATTGCATCAGGTGGATGTTCGCCAAAGCTAGCCTTGGCATCAGGATTTCGGTTGTTAACAGTCAGCACCGGAATCTCGAAGCGACCGCCATGGGGGTAGCGGACGAGAGCCACCTTTTCACCATTGGTGAAGTTGGGAGCGTAGACCTCGTTCTCTTTCATCTTGGTTACGGGGAGGATGACATGAGATGCCTGGCGCGGAAGTGCTGCTGCCTTGAGATCGACAGCCAAAGAATCCGCGCCGTCCGCAAAGGACTCGAGAAGTTTCTTCTTGACTGCCGGGTTAGTGAGAGCCATGATCTCGTTGAGCTTGTCACGCTCTGAGTTGTACGTCTCATCAAGCTGACGCTTAGCCAGAGTCGTGGGTTGCTTCGACAAGAACTGAGATGACAGGTTCTTAGACCAAGTGTTCCAATCACCTTCCTCATTGAGGATGTTCATTGCTGAGGTGACCTTGCCCGTTACAGGGTCAGTGATCTGTCCACGCCCATTCAACTTCAGCTGAGCGCCAAATGGGTTGTCCATGTCAATCTCGCCATCGGGTGTTCGCTTCAGTTCCTTCATCGCATCAAGCTTGTTACCCGTGCTTGACTTGTTTGTGTTGAATTGAAGGTCTACACCCGGTGGTAAGTCGTCCTTGTAAACTGCCATTCCTTTGAGGAAATGGGTGCCGTCAACCATGATTCGAACTTGTGCATAGTGAGATTCCCCAAGAGAGAGATCTTTCACACCAGGTCGAACATAAATGACACCATCTGCTGCACCACCACCGTCTTTGTCATAATTGATACCGATTCTCTTGGAAGAGATCGACAAAGGAGGCTTGACGCCCAGAATCGACTTACCGTTGTCCTTGGAGAAAGTACCAAGAGCATCTAGCTGCTGAATCAGGTGTCGTTGAGAGTTTACGTCCTTGTAGGTTGTTCCAGGAGGTGCCAAGACCTTGATCGTGGTCTTGTTGCCTGGCGCAGTGCCAAGCTGATCCTCCTGCACCTTGTGGACACGGTAACCCTTCTCCTTGAGCATGGCGACAGCGACACGAAGCCTATCGGCACTGATACCGAGGTGTTGTTCCACACCAGTACCAATGTCGATAAACCTCTTTGCCGAAACACCGTCCTGAAGCATCTTGGCGATGTTCTCTAGCGCGTTTGCCTTATCCTTGGCGTTGTCTGCCAGAAGGCTACGGACGGTCGATTCCTGCTTCGGGTTGCCAAACATCTTGATGGCGATGTTGTTATGCGACCAACCCTTTTCGCGCAGTCTCTGAGCAGTTGCAATTTGAACTTGCTTCTGCTGAGCCTTGGCTGCGGTTCTAGCTGCACGATAGTCGGTGGTACTGATTCCGAGCATCTGACAGGCTGCCGTGATCGCCTTGGCCTCATTCTTGCCCTCAGCCTTCGCAGCCGCCTTAATGGCATCGAAATAGCCCAGAAAGTCCCTATTTCGCTTGTTCTCCGTGGTTCCGGAGTTCCAAGGATAGCGACCTGATTTGTGAAGGATGCCGTAGTGACCCAGGTACTCGCCTTGCTCCATGACAGTGTCTTCAAGTATGGCGTCTTCGTATTCCTGCCAGTCGGTCACAGTCGTTCATCCTCCTCTCGCAACCTGTCGACATGCTTGTCTCGATGCTTGTACTTCTCCATGATGCTCTTGATGTCGCCAGGATCTGGATGATGAACACGAAAGTCGTCGTTCTGGTAAATCCTCAACTCGTGATCAATCTTGAACGGATCTTCAAGATACTCCAGACAGAAGAGCGCATCGTAACACTCCAGCTGCTTCCATGAAGTCAACTCGGAACCCGTCTTCAAATCATGAATTCGAAGAAGCATCCTCTTTCGATGCTCCCTGAAAGAAATGGCATCGGGTGTTCCGAAAGCGTTCGGCGAATAGACCAGCGGCTGCTCTGGCTTCATTCTATAACCGATTGCGTCGTTGACATACAGACTGATAGTGGTTCCGTTGTTACGCAAAGGAATCCCTAGCTCGATAGCCATGGCGGCAAAGGCGTGCTTCTTGGTGCCTATTTCGGCTGCCTTACGCATGGTGTACATACGCTCGAACTTATCGTCGTCGTAGTTGAGCCAGTGATACTTGCTAGCGCTGAGGTGTGTCGAGTGCATACCTTCGAAGTTGGTATGCTTGAACCAACGCATCTAGAACCTCTTTCTCATTCTCAGGGTATATGAACGCGCCGAAACATGCTCGGCTCGCCCAACTTACGTACCACTCCTGATTAGGTTCTTGATCCGCGTCACGCGAGGGTTTGACTTCTAGCCACGCCCAAAAGAAAGGGAGAAAGACTGTGAGGTCAGGAATGCCTTGTCGATAACCAGAGTTGTTCTTCAGAACATCGCACTTTCCTTTTGGGAAGAGTCCTTTGATCTTTGGAATTAGTTCTCTCTGATAGTCTCGTTCTAGCATTTCACCCCCAATCGCAGTCAAAAATAAGAGAGTCATATGTACCCCCTCCTATCATAGTCTGCGATTGCGATGCGGATTAATACCTAATGTGACACACGTGCAAAGATTTGCCACGTGGGAAAACAGGGGCTACCGTTAACAACAGATTTCATAATGTCCTTCTCCAAAAGCCCATTTTCTGATGCTGCAACCCGTGTATCGTCATACCTCTTACTGGTTTCTACGTCGTAAATCTTCGTCTTCATCAGTGGTTCAGCATTCTCGTCGAACTGACGAAAGTACTCGACCGCGAACCACCTGGGCCTCCACATCAGATTCTCTGCGTTGCAGTCTGATCGAACCCCGTTGAGCTGAATCGGTGTGTCAAACGACGCGGATCTTCCCTTTACGAACATGCGTGCGACCAAACGAATGAGACTGACAGTGACCTGTCTGCCTTCTTCACGTTTCATCAAGCCTACCCGGACGATTCCTTCCTGGTTGGCCGAAGTCTTGAGGATACGCTCCGTGCGCTCGTTCCTCACTAGTCCGTCGTTGCTTAGCTCGTAGCCAGGGAAGCCTAACGTTTCAAGGCTTGCCCATTCTTGCATTAGTTCTCCCTTGGCGTGTTGATGTAGTTGGTGAGT